CAACGTATAAATCTCCTGTATAATTTTCTATAAAAGAATTTGTACCACTAGAATATAATCTTAAATCATTTCCTGTACCAAGATGAATTTTTTTGCCATCTAATAAATAAACATCGCCACTAAAAACTCCATTCCCTGTTACTGATACACCTGTGTTTGTAGTTTCAAATTTTCTAGAACCATTATACCATAAATCTACTTTACCATTAGAAGTTGCAGTTATCCAATTTTCATTTTGAGAATTACTTTTAAAATTTAATGAAGCATCAGCTTGTATAAATAAACTTCCTGTTCCTGTGTCGGTAATATAACTATGACCACCATCGTGGAATATTTCTAGTCCATCACTAGATGTTCCATAAATACTTTTTACATTGTCATTATGAATAGTGTTGCCTGTCATAGTTCCACCTGCTAATGGTAAGAACGAGCCACCACTACCTGTAATTGTGCCTGTTACTTCTAAATTACCTGTAACCTTTGCACCATCTGTAAGTGTTTCAAACTTTTTACTACCATTGTAATATAATCGAACTTCTGCTCCATCAACACCAATCAATATATTTTGGGTATCGGCTGCATTACTTACTACAAAACTTCCTGCATTAATTACAAGATTGCCTGTTCCAGAGTCTTTTATAACAGAATTACTACCATCGTGATAAATCTGTAAGTCAGACCCTGCACCGAATATAGCTTTTCCGTTATCTACAAAAGTTGCATTTGCTCCTACTGTTACATTTGATGTAGTAGATAAAGTACCTGCAATAGTTACTCCTGTACTCGAAGTTGCTAACCTTTCAATTCCATTAAAATATAATTTAACAAAACTATCAGGTACTGCAAAAATCATATCTTCATTTGTATTAGACAATAAAGCAATACTGCTATTACTTTTTATTCTCAAATCTCCTGTTCCTGAATCTTCAATATAAGAATGTGTACCATCGTGATATACCTCAAGACCATCGTTAGATGTTCCATATATACTTTTAACATTGTCGTTTAAAACAATATTTCCAGTCATTGTACCCCCTGCAAGTGGCAAGAATGAACCACCTGAACCTGTGATAGTTCCTGTAACGACTAGGTTTCCTGTTACTTCTGCTCCTGCTGTTGTAGTTTCAAATCTTTTAATGTTATTGTAATATAATTCTACAGAGCCATCACTATTAGCAATTAATGCGTTTTCAGTAGTATTAACTCGTAATTTTAATTCTGCACCATTAGAATCAATTAATAAATTTCCTGTACCTAAATCCCTTATAAAAGAATTTGAGCCATCGTGATAGATTTGTAAATCACTACCTGCACCCATTAAGATTTTACTAGAATCAGTAAATGTAATGTCATCATTAGCACTAACTGCTATGTCTCTTCCACTTGTAGTATTCCCAAATGTTAGAACTTCTTGTAAAGTATCTGTTTGCGAGAATTTAGTATCTACATAATCTTTTACTGCTGCTGAAGTTGGTATTGTAGTATCATTGTCAAAATTTGCTATTCCATTAGCTTGTGTTACAAATTGAGTTATAGTAACTCCTGTGCCTGTGTCTTTTAAAGAACCCCACTCTAAAATAGCAGTTACTTTAAAATCACCTGCTGTATTTAAAAACAGACCTGATTGATTCCCTGAACCATCCGTAAGTTCCCTTAGAGTTGCGCTTAAAACTGCATTATCAATAGTCTTTAAAAGACCTTGATAAGTTTGTGATATTTTAGTATTAAATAGAGTTGCCATTCTTTGATTTTTTTGTTTTGTTATTTTCTATCTTCTTTAAAAAGATTTTTAATTTCTCAATATTTGTTGTTTTCACTTTATATTTCATAGAACCCAACCATTAAAAGTTGCATCATAGCTTGGATATATATCGTCATTTGTGTTGCTTGTATATTCAGGGTATGTAGTTTGATTAAAACTCATAAAGTCAATAAACCTCCTAGAATACCATTCCGCATTTGTTCTTGCTTTTTCGACTAAATAGTCAACCTCTTCTTTACTAACTGTATCAGCGTTTTCTGAGCGATGTTTAAACATACCTCCGTTGCGGATTTGGTAACTAGCGAATGGAATATAATCCACTTGAGCAAACCATATAAGCATAGGCACAACATAGTCATCTAATAAAAGTTTCCACCTACTATTTGCAGGTTGGTCAATATTAGGCATTGCAGTTGTTAATGCGTTATACATTTTTGTGCCTAAATAATTTTGTATATGAATTTCTTGAGCGAGTTTAATAAATTGTATATACTTATCTGTATCTACATTCCCATCAATTATGGAGTTCCTCACTAAGTCTGTTCTATTTATGAATAATACTGTTGCCATTTTTGTTTTTATTTAGGGTATGCTCCTCTTCCATCCATTTTATCAGTTGCTTTTGCAGCTTTTTTCCAACCTCTAGGGTTTCTGTTTGCGTATGAGGGTATTGTTCCTGTTTTTTGATAGTTTGCTAAATTTTCTGACTTTTCTGTGTTACTTGTTAACCTGTATAAAACCCTTACCCATTTGTGTTGACAATATATTCCACCTTTCAACTCAAAAATATTGTAAGGCATTGATGGTTTATGTCTAAACTCAACATTCACATCCTCAAAATAACTTGCTTTATCAATATCTTCAATACGCCAAACTATACCAGAGTTACTCATATTCATCATATTTTTACAAAAATCCCTTGACTGCCCTGATGGTGTCATTCCTTCTGCGTATTTGTAACGAATTTTATATAAACCATTTTTAGAGTCTAAATCACTATAAGATGAGCCTTTCTTTTTTGATGGCACAAATTGTGTGAGATTAATTAAATCTTTTATTCTAGAAAGAGTGCTTTTTGGTTTTTCTTTAATTAAATAATTTGCCCAATCTTCAGTTGATATATCATTATCTTCATCTAACTCAGCTACAAACTCATAATCCCCTTCAATTTTCTCCCCTGTTTTTGCGAGTGAGCCTAAAATAACCTCAACATCTTTTTTAGATAGTTTAGTATGTTCACAAGCTTCAATAGGAATACAATTTGGAACTTCTTTTCCATCTTTCTTTTTAGTTCCATACTGCTCATAACCATCCCAACAAGGTGCTTTCAGTTCTTCGTGGTTTACGCAAGGCATATAATAAACAACACCTTCAATTTCGTGTTCGTGTGAACCACCACATCCCATTTCTTCAGCTTTTGCTTCTGCTTCTTCTTTAGTTTTATACGCTTGTTTTCCATCTATCATTTTTAGATTGAATTTTTGCATTTCAACACCAGTTTCTTCTTCAATATCTTCTTTGTCTTGTATTGAACTATCAACCTCAGTAAATTCTAGTGGCTGTAAGGTCGTAAAGTATAGGTTTAAGCTAATATCATTGTAAGCTAGTATATTATCAAAGGCGTCTATTAAAAGCTCCTGAAAAGGTCTTATAACAGTATTATCCATAAGTAGTGAAGCAGTCTTAATTTCATCTGCATTGCTAGAAAAACCTGAACTTGTTCTTATACCTAATAAGAAAGGCGATACAACTCTATGGGCAACTTGTATTTTAGACTGTGCTTCTTCTGATAAAAATTGATACTGATTATGTGCATCAGATAATTGTACAGGAGTAATTTCTGCCTGACTTTCTTTATTATCATTAAACGCGAGTATAAACTTACCTGCATTACTTGTTCCAGAAAACTTTCTTGCTATCTTAGATTCTATTAATTGTCTTTCCTCTTGATTTGGAGTTCCATTATTAAAATTAATAAGCATAGATGGCGCAAGACCATTCATTATGTTGTTTAAATGATAGTTAGAAACCTCTTCTTCTAGTTCTGCATATTGTAAACCACCTTGATAATCTACAGGAGAATAGTAATAAAACCCTGATTTGTATGGTTTTATGTAATATATTTCTATATTTTCTTTTGACATACCAAAAGCAGGTATTCTAAGTGGCTCATCACTTCTTTTTATATTAACCCAATCCTTAAAATAATAATATGCAGGTATTTCCCCTTCATTATTACATTTTTCTGCCCTTAAAGTCTCAATAGGCATATGCTCTAACTGAGCTATTTTCTTTCTGTCTTTAGTATATATAACTTGAATTGCACATTGACCCATTAATTTAAGGTCATAAGATAATTTTCTAACTACATCTTTTTTAAACAAAGAAATCATTTGAGCATATTCATTAGGCTTTCTATTTCCGTCTGTAGCATTAAGACCTTTTCCGTAAATTGCTTGACTGATACCGTTAATAGCAGCGTTATTAGTAGGACTTCCGTTATACCTATCAATTAAATACTGAAAATAGTTATTGTCTGCTCCATATTCAATCCACTCTTCGCCATTAACTTCCTTTATTTCAGGGCTTGTGTATGTGCTTAAATTCACAAAGCCAAACTCTGAAACTTTAGATGCTTTTTTAAATTGTCCTTTTTCGTTTCTTAATCGTGTTTTTTTCATCTTACTGTATAAGTATTATTAAAACCATCATAAAATGTGTATTGACCTTTATTCAATTCATAATGGTCATTGTCATTTAATTGGTCGATATCTTGGTCTGTACAAAATATTTTATCTCTAAATATATCTTCTTTAAAGTTTGAGTCTATTTGCCACAAAACATCATAAAGATTCCAGAAACTATTATTTGTATTCCAAAAATTATAGTCTATAAACAAATATAAGTCATAAAAATGAGCTTCTACTAATACAGGACTAAATGCACGATTGAACTGAAGGTAGTTTCCTACTGTCGTTCCTGTTTGATTTAAATAATCAACTGTAACATTTGTACTATCATCTCTTACCCTTAATGTAAAGGCACTATCGTCATACTGTCGAGGTATAACTGAAATTGTTTGAGCCGCAGCCGTAGTAGTTAATATTATCATTACTTATATAACGTAAAAAAACACTTGATTTGTAGAATTGTTTATGCAAAAAAAAAGCACCCCATAAGGATGCTTGATTTTCTAACTAAAAAAACTAATTATTAAGGGTTTACTGGAACTCCTGTTGGAGTTGGGTCAACTTGCTCAGTTGAAGCTGTTGGTATAGCGTTTAGAAAATAAGGTGCTTGTTCTTCCATTCCTTCAAATGTAAGAGTAAACCCTGATAAATCTCCTGCTGCTGCTCCTGTTACAACTGTTCCACCTGTTACTTCCATCCCGTTTTCCAGACCACAGAGAAAGCTATTACCGTAGTAATCGACAACAACTGCATAAGGTCTTGCTAATGCCAATTTTTGTAATTCTGCTTGTGTTTTAGAATCTAAAAATGTTAGTGTTAAATTTAATGTTTGTGTGTAAAATGTAGTTCCATTTTCTCTGCTACTTGTTACAGTAGTTTCTAAACTAGAATTTCCTTTTACATCATATTCAAACCATACTGGTGCTGGTGAACCATTTGTAATAGTTGCAATATTAGTACCTGATGCAAGAGCAACTGATGCGATAGTTCCAAAGTCTGCAAATAATACAGTTTTGATTCCGCCAAAGGCACTTTTGCAGGGTATTTTTCTTCCTGTCGTTAATGTACAAGCCATAATTTTATATTTTATTTTAAAAAAAAAGGGTAAGTAGATAAACCACCTACCCTATTCTTATTGATTAATTAATTTTAAGCGTACTCAACTAAGTCAGAAGCAATACCAAATTGAACTGCAGAAGTAAATCTCATTACCATTCTAACATTATTTGATGCATCTAAATCAGCCATATCTAGAACCTTTACAACATTTGTATCGTTAAGGATTCCTGTACCAAAGTATAAGTTGCTTCTTTGAGCAGCGTACATTTTGTTATTACTCATTCCTGGGCAAACAAATATCTTAACACCATTTACAGTAAGTGAACCATTGTTCCACCATTGTGTTCCTTGTGCGTTTGTTCCGTTTGCTCCTAATCCGTTAGCTGCAAATCCTCCTAATGCCTGAACATAGAATTTAGCTGCACTACTTGGAATGTAAATAAATAAATCTTCTTTTCCGTAAAGTGAAGAAGGAATAGCATCTACTACCTTAGATAATTCAGCAATAATGTTTGCTGCACTAAGTCCACCACCAATTGCTGCAACTTGCTGACCTGCTGGAATATCTCCTGCTGCTGCTGAAGCTGCAATTAGTTTTTCAAACCCATCAAATGAGTTATTAGATGCTGATGCTGTGTCTCCTTGCCATATACAGAACTCTGTGTTTTGTGCTACTTCTGCTGCTACGTGAGCAATCATAAAGTCAGAAAACTTAGGAGGTAAAGATTGACCTAAACCATATCCCATTTGTTGTGCTTCCCAATCGTTTACAAAGTCATACTTACATAACTGTAAATTTACTTGTAATTCAACTGGTTGTATAATTCTTTCAGTAAGTGTTACTGATGAGTTGGGAACAAAATCACAACTTGCAGGACTTACTAAAGAACCTGTTGCTAGTTTTTTGATTACTTCTTTGAAAGCAATGTTTGCTTTTACAGTTAATCCACCATCATCAATTGTTGAAGCTGATAATAAAGCTGCTGCGATGTACTCCCCTGCAAATTCTCCTGCATACGAAGTAGTTATATTAGTCGCAGTTGCTAATTGTACGTTTTTTAAATTACTCATTTTTCTTTTTTTATTTAATTAATATTATGATTCAGATGCCCAGATTCCAACACCACCGATTATGTACCATTGTGTTAAAGCTACTGCTCTAATTACAACATAATCTCCTTTGTTTGCTGTTGCTTTTGTGTTAATCCAATCTTTATTTACAACTCCACTTGCTACTGAATCTGCAGAAGCGTTTGCAATACTACCATTAAAACCATCAGTTGAATGAGGGCTTAGTGTAATGATGTTATTTCCATCTGCTCCTGAATTTCTAAACAAGAAAGTCATTCCTAAATTTTCTGAATGAATTTTTGGTAAACTTACTACTAATGCATCTGTTGCAATATTATGGTCAATACCAGCATCTCCTGCAGGTACAGAAACTGATGCAGATAATGTTTTTTGTGAAACTTGATTACGCTCCACATCATTTGATAAATAGTTGAATGTGCTCATTTTTTATATTATTTATTTAATTTATTTAATACTCTATCTAGTGTTGTGTTAAATTTTCCTTTAGCAAATTCAACTCTATTTTTTGTTTTACTTTCGCCTTCAGGATTATGTTTAATTGGTTTAGATGCTGCTTCAAACTCTTCTTTAACAGTTCTTGATTTTAATGGTTTTTCAGTTGACATTTCTTCTTCCTTGTCTTCTTCTTCCATTTTACCTTCTTTGTCTTTTTTAAGGTCAGAGATTGCATCTTCTAAGTTTTGGATTCTTTTTTCCATTCCTTCCCAATCTCCTACTTCAGCCATTTCTTTTTCTTCATCTTCCATCTTTTTTTCATCTTCTTCGTATTCATCATCTTTAAGGTCAGAAGTTATTTCTTCCCCTTCTTTAGATTCTTTTTGAGGTACTTCATCAGAAACTTCTCTAACATCTCCAATAATACCTTCTTCTGAAACGACTATAAGTCTTCCATCCTCTAAAAGATATTCGCCGACTGGCATTGCTACTTTTTCATCATCTGTAACGATAAAAAGTTCTTTACCTTTTTCAAAGGATTCAGCACTTACGATAGTGCCATTTTCTAATTTCATCTCCTCTAGTTTTACTTCTATGTTTAAAAGTGTTTTGATTTGATTTAACATTTCGGTTGATTTCATATTATATATATAACGGATTAATAATTCAATTTTGTATTTTCATTTTAAGTTCTTGTAATAACCCCTATACCTTGAGCCCTTATTGAGCCATCACAACATTCTATTGAATAGGTGTTTTTATCCCAACATAAACAAGCTCGGCTACTTCCTGTAGGACTAGTTCTACTAGGTATAAAGTTTTTGTCGTTGTTTTTATTATTTTGTCTCATTGGTAGACTTTAAAAGTTCTTTAATTTTTATTAAAGTTTTTTCATCTTTTGACAAATCTTCTTGCACAGTTTCTTTAGGTCTTTCCATTTTGTCTGCAAAATAACCTTCAATTGAGAAACCTTTGACTTTATTTGTTTTAACATACTCGCTCCATATTTCATTATTATTAACTTTCACTGCACCCATCCAAGTACCTACTGGAACATTTAAACCATACTTTCTAGACTTGTCCTGAACCTCATCTTCAACTATCCAACTTTCAACTAATGTTAAGCCTTCAAGTGTTTGTTCGTGTTCTATTGTGGTTTTGTTTTGATATCCATTTTTAAGATACATTTGTGATGCCTTTACTATTGTGTCTTTAGAAAAGAAAATGTAGTAATCTCCTTCATCTCCGTTTCTATAAATTGGTTTATTAGGTATCAATAAAGCACCTAATAATATTCTTTTTTCTTTATCTATTTCTGCAAGTTTAACTTCCTCTCCTTTTAAAGCAACAAAATCAGACTCTATCGCAGGGGATTCAACAATAGATATTGCTTCAATACCTGAGTCTTCTTGTTCCTCGTCTAATATTAATTCTATTATCTTCATAACTATATAACGTATTTAAAATTCAATTTTGTATTTATCCTATTGTAGCCCCTTCAATAGTGTTTCTTTCTAAACTTTGTGCAGTTGTTACCTCACTTGCCACTACAAACGCTTGTACAGGTTGTTGTGTTTGTGAGCCGATAGCATCAGCTATTTGATTTGAACCACTAGAGCCAACTATATTAAACGAAGGTGGCATTGGTGGAACAGGCTCTGACCCAGTTCTTGCAGAATAAGAAGGTGTTGATGTAGAACCTCCACCTGTTTGTTTTGGGGTTGTTTTCATTATATCTTTAACAGACTTAAAACCAATTGATGCAACAGTTGCGATGTTGGCTATTTTAAGTGCTATTCCCCAAGGTGTAGCAGTTTTTGTTGCTAACTCTGCAGTTATACCTTGATAAGTGTTTATAAGGGCTGATGCAATTGCTGCTGCTTTTCCTGCTTTAGAGTTTTCTCCAAGTAAGTTTGCGATAGCTCCAAAAGTTTGAGCAGCCATATTAATTTCTGCATCTCTTTTAATTTTTTCATCTTCTGCTTCTAATTGATTATATTTTTTTATGATAGCATTTTTTTCAGCTTGTGTACCCTCAAACCTAGCGAGTTCATCTAAAGCCATTTGTTTTTGCTTTTCTAAGGATAATTCTTCTTCCCCTAATTGAGCATCTAAAAACGCTTGTTTTTCTTCTGCTAAGGCTAACTTTTCCTCATCTTCTATTATTTTTTTCTTTTCTTTAAATGCGTTTTCAACATCTAAAATCATTTGTTGTTTAGCTTCTTCAGAAAGTTTTAATTCTTCTAATGCTAATAAATTAGCTGCTTTTTCAGCTTCTATTTCTGCAAATTTGTTTTCTTTATCTTTAACTTTTAATGAATCTTTAAAGTCTTGTACTGCTTTTGCGTTTGCTATTTCTTCGTCTGATATTGCTTTATCGGCTGCTGCTGCTTCTGCTTTAAATGCTATAATTTGACCAGTAACTTCTCTTTGTTTCATTAAACGAGCAGTTTCAAGGTTTATCAAATCAGCTTTTAATTGTGCTTCTTCTTGTAAATCTTCTTTTGTAGAACCCCCTAATGCGTTTTCAGCTTGTTTTGCTTTTAATCTTAACTTTGCAGCAGCTACTTCTTTTTGTGTTATTTCATCCTCTAGTTCTCCTGCCTGTTTTAAAAATTCTACTCTTTCTAAAGTGGTAAATTTCTCTTTATCAACTGATTTTTCTAATAATTCTGCTCTTTTTCTGTTTGCTTCTGCTCTTTCTACAATTAACTTTCTGTCTAATTTGTCTGCTGCTGCTCTTTGGTCAGCTATTTTTCCTGCAGCTACACCCTCTTTTATTATTTCTGTCGCTAATGATTTAACTGATTCTGTTACTTTTCCAACAGTATCTTTTACCCCTGTTAAAGTATCAACGTAAGAGTTACCTGCGTTTTTTGCATCTTCCATTGCACCACTAAAATCGCCACTAAACACCTTTTTAATAGCACTTCCTAAAAACCCTAACGTATCGATAGCACTAGAAACTCTGTTGGTTATATTTTCGACAAACGCATCTTTAAAGTCGATGAGTGCTTGTTTTGGATTTTCAAAAACGCTTATTAAGAAACTACCTAACGTTGCTAACCTGTCTGTAAACACAGAAACAGTAGCACCAATAATGCCCATTATTTTATTAAACTTATTCTGACCTTCTTCTGTGGATGTGAAAGCTGCGCTTAATGACGTTAAGGCAATTAATAAAGCACCAATACCTGTTCCAATGATAGCAATCTTCATAAGGTTAAAACCTTTAGTAGCACTACCAACTGATTTTGTCATTCCACTAATTCCTGAAATAAGACCACCAGTTTTAGAGTCTAACATTCCTAAGACACCACTATATTCAGCAGAGTTTTCAATAGATTCTTCTAGCTCTTCGTTGGCTTTTTTACGCTCTTTATTAAGCTCTTTTAATCCAAACCTTTCGTCATTTAATCTCTCTTTTGTTTTAGCTATTTTATCATTTATTGCTTTTCTAGCAGCTAGGTCTGTTTTTGATGTTTTCTTTAATTGTTTTTCATAACCTCGTATTTCTTTTTCTATATCAAATAGTAAATCTTCTTGAATCTTTAAATTTTTATTTAAGTCTTCAACATTTTTTTGTGCTTCTTCTGTAGATAGCTTTAAGGTATAATCTTTTACAACCATTTTAATGTTCTTTTAATAAGTTTAAAACCTGACTTTAAGTCTTTAGGTAAAGCGTTTTTACCTTGTGCTATTTTAATATTCTCTGTTTCTCCTTTTGCAAATTGTAGCAAGTCTAATATATTCTTTATCATATTTTTAATTTATTTCTGATATTACTGTATTTAATAACTCAAACTCACTCTTACCATTTGTTAAGTTTGTAGTCAAGGAGTTAATCCTATAATTATCTTGACCTATTTGTATTATTTGATTTAATTCTAAGTCAAAAAATATTTTCAAAGGTAAATATGCAGTAACTTTTGTTAATCTTCTTTGTCTATTAAAAACATCAATGATATAGTTAGAATATTGATTTTGAAATAATGTTCCTGTAAAACCTGAGCCACCTGTATATTCATTTACTTCATCTCTAAAATTAATATTTGTTGTACTTGATGAAGCAGATAATGTTTTAGAATTTGAGGGAATTATGTAATTATTTAATCCTACTGTTTCTGTGTTATTTGTACTATCATATTTTCTAAAAGCTATATTGGTAGCACTTGTTTGTTTTATAGCATAAAATATTAAAGGCAAACCGTAATAAGATTCTTGATTTGAATCTACAAAATAACCGTATTGAATAGATGTTGGTGCTAAATTTGCTGCTGGTCTTTGGTCGATAAGCCTTTCATATAATAAATGTTCAAATCCAATTTCTACTTTATAAACTTCTGATGGAGTTGAAAATTCACCTCCTGATGTACTATAATTTAAAGAACCCCAACCTGAGTTATTTAATTGCTCATATTGTTTAGCTAAAAAAGTTCCAAGTCCTTTATAAGAAAATTGTATTTGTTTAAAAGGTAAAGCTATATTTATCGATGACTTTGAAACATCTAAATAACTATCAATATTTGTTGGAGTTGTAGAAGCTGCACTATAATAACTATCTAAAGTTCTCACTTCAATTGTACCATCACTTTCTACATAAGCAGTCAAATTAAACATTTTAAATATATTAGTCAAAAACTCTAAGATTGTCATCGCAGGAATTTGTTGTGCAATAATAAATTGTTGGTCACTATTAGATGAAAAAGCACTTGCATTTTTATATTCATCTTGAAATTGTTGGCCTGGCTGTAAATTATTAATAACCCAATGAAAACCATTTGCATTGAAAGAAATTGTAGATGTGCATCTTACTTGTATTGCATAAGTACCACCTTGTAATGGTCCTGGAGATAAAGTTGAGCCAGTTGCAAAGAAAACAACTGCTGTTGTAACCCCTAGTCTTTGTTCATATACTTCTCCATTTCTCATAATTCTGATATCATACGGTACATTACTTGTGGTTGGTGTTATTGTTAGTTGTGTATTAGAATAGTTTGTATTATTATCCAATAACAAATACCCATTTATAGTACCTGAACCTGAAGGGTTTCCAGAACCTTGAAAGACCAAATCATTTAATTCTGTCCAAGGCGTTGATATTTGACCTGCTGCATCAACACTACCTTTTTTTCTATGTAGCCACATAAAAAGATTGTTAAATGCAGAGTTAGAAGAATTATTAAAAAAAGAAGTGCTAAAATTTATGTCATCAAATTGTGATTCTATTGCATCTATAATATATTGTAATCTGATAGCAAATTTAAATTGATTCCATTGAATACCATTTGGAGTAGTAGCAAACCCATTCCAAAATACATTTCCATTTTCTCCATTACTTGTTAGACCTGTATAAGTCATTCTATTAGTATGGGTAATTAAAGGAACAATTAAGTTCACAGTAGAAGTTGCAGGGTTTAATTGTAAACCACTTTTAATATTATTATAATTATAAACAGTATCAAGTTGGGCGAGTGTCGCTAATCCACTTAACTGTTGGTCTCCTAGTATATCTTTTAAATTTACTGTATTACCATAAAAAGTAATTCTATAAGTATGTGGTGAATTGTTTTTAAGGTCAACTCCCTGTAAAGCTACAAAGCCTGTTTTATACGGTATTGTATTTAACTCTAAAGATGCAGCGACTTTGTTCCTTGCATCGAAACCATTTAGGATATCAAAATTATAATAGTGTTGAAATATTTTATTGTTTACAGTTGATGCAGGTAAAGAAAATGTTTTAGTAAATTCAGTAAATATTTTAGCAATATCTTTTACATTTTGAATTGTTTGAGTAAGAGATACTGTTTCATCTTTAAATAAATCTACTCTTTCATTTTCTATATATAGTTGTAGTTTTTGCATCTATGTTAAATGTATGTTATCTTATGTTATTTATATAATCAAACGCATTTTCAAATTCCATTTTATATTCAATCAACCTATCGTTTACAGATGTTTTGAAATCTATACTAGAATTTTTAACAATTACAGGAACTATTTCATTAGTGCTTGGGTTTGAGTTTTTAGGTCTTTCAAGCCAAACGTATTCAGACATTAATAATTGTTGGAACATTTCATTTGCTTGTTCTGGATAATACCCTGAAGATAATGATACAGTTTGTTTTCCTTGTGTATTAAACAACTTATTTGGTGCGTTTTTAATATCATAAGTTGCTTTACCTGAAGCTGGGTAAACTATTGTATTAGCTTTGTAGTTTTCATTTGTTCTAGTGACTTGTTTAGTTTCTTTTAAAAAGAACCATAAATCCTGTTGGACTCCATATTTATTTATGAATATAATTTTTGTACCAATTCCATATTTAGTACAATCTATTCTTTTTATAACACAAATTAAACTTCCTTGACCTGCTTGAGATGTTGCACTTCCATTAAAATTATATACTGCTGTAACTCCTGTTTGTGAAATATAATGAACATAGCCTGCTTGACCAGTTGGATAATATATTTGCCATTTAGCTGGTGTTGTTCCATTTGCGTTTCCTGAAAAATTAGGTGCAATTAAAAACTCTGCACTTGGAACTGATATAAATGGTACACTTGGATTTGCACCTTCATCAAATGTTCCGTAAGCTTCAAACCCTACATCAGATGTAGAAGCAGTATTGAAAACACTTCCTGTTCCATTTGCTAATGAATGTGTACTTACTACGGTTGTTATCGCAACTGTTTGTATTGCATAAGCTGATTGATAAGTTATGTTTAAATAATCTCTAACAAGTTCAGATATATCAAATTGAACATTACTGTTCAAAACTGGATTGTTTTTTATTAGTGTATATCTTAAAGTTCCATCAATTGTAATTTTACAACTAACTGATAGTGGTGTTGCACCCCCTGATGCTGCTGCTACTATGTTTTTATATTGTGGATTTCTTAATGCTATATTTGCCATTTCTTATTTTTTTTGTCCTAGTATTATTGCTTTTTCTATATCTAAAGCGAAAGCATCAAACAATTTATCTCCTAATCCTTTCAGTTGTTTTTCAAATGGTCTAGTAAAAAATTTAGTTGGTTTTAATCCTTGTGCGTATATGCTTTTTTGTAACCAAAAACCCATTTGCTGATAAGTTCCTTTCTTAAATTGACCACCACCCTTTTGACCTTTCTTAACCCTGAATCTTACATTTTTGCTTTTTGCCCAATTAACCAACATTTCTAATGGTGGTTTTTTAGATGTATATTTAAATCTACTGTATGGGGCTTTTTGTATTCCTACCCTTCCTGTAATATTACTACTGACTAAACTTGGGTCTGCACCTTGAACACCTTCATCAACATAAGGGCCATAATCTTCCATTAAAAAGTCTAGTAAAAACAAATTTTCTTCAGTTTCTAATATGTATTTTATAGAATTAAACAAAGCTCCATTTCCCTTTTTTTCTTTTGTTAGGTTTTCTTTAGCTTCTTCAACAACAGATTTACCGTATGCATTTAAAACTTCTTTAAGATATTTATTATCCATTAGCAAATGTATATATCGTTGTATATTAATATGTCCATAGTTGCAGTCCAACCTGCTAATTGATTTTCAAACCTATCGTAAAATGGTTGTAAAGATGGGTTACCCTCTAATTGATACATATCTGTGTATAGAGAGCCTTTCCTTAGTCTTTGTATAAGTCTATTTAAAACTGCTAATTGTGTGTTTAAGATGTCCTGAACATCATTGTTGCCTGTAAATCTATCAATAGTTAGTTCTTTAGATTGGTTTACGATATCACAAGCTAATACGCTAATATTAAAACTTAATACATTTTCTTGGTCTATAACATTATTTATGATAATGTGTCCTAATGGAAATATATCTTGTTTGTTTAAATTAACATCTGTAATATCTCCTGTGGTTACTGTGTTGATATTAACATCTTGCAATAATTCTGTTTTGATAGTTTCCGTTAATTGATAAAAACCCCTTATTCCTTGTTGACTCATTTAAATTTCTTTTTTATTTCTTTTGCTTCTAGTTCTGTTTTTTCTTTCATAAATGATAGCATCATAAAACACTCGTGCATTTTTAATTTAGTGATATTTTCAAACCTTCTAATGTCCCCTTGAGCGAGTCCATAAATTGATTGATACCAACCCCACTTTCTTGAGAACTGAGATACTGCGTCAAGATTTCTGTCTCCTCCTTTTCCAAAGAGTTCGTCATAATTTTCGATAAGTCTAGACCTAAACTCCACAAAAAAAAAATAGAGGACATTACAGCATCCATAGGCATATCTAGTAAAGCTGATTCAGTTCCTAACTTATAATCATCTATATTATATTTATCTTTAAGTTTGATAGTTACTGGTCTATAAAGAACGTTCATAGCTTTTTCCATATTTTCCCAATCTCCAATAAAAGTATCTAAGTCAATATATTCCCCTAATGTCAATTCATCTAGTTGAGGGTGAAATCCATAATCCACTTTATTAAGTTTAAACCTTGTTACGAGGTTTGGTTTTTCATTAAACATATTTGATAGTATGCTGATAATTTCCTGTGAGTCTTTAAGTTTTAATAGCATCACTTTGTCAAGTGCTATATTGCAAAATATCTCTATCATTTTTGCATTTAAGAACTTTTCTTCTTTCACATTCTTTTGTACCTTTAAAAACTTTTTATATTGTTTTAATGTAATTTCGCTTAAAGAACTCGGTATTTGTATTTTGGTATTCATATATATATAACGTATTTAAAATTGTTTTTTATAGTCATAAAAGTAATAAAAAAAAAGGAGAGCATTTCTGCCCTCCCTTTCAAATGTAAGATTACCCAAGAAACTTACATCATATCTGCTTCAAAACAATTATTACTACAATAACCTTTTTTGTGAATTGGTTTTTCACAATGGTCGCAAGTATAGTCTGAGTCATTCCAACCTCTAAAGTCGTGTTCTTGTTTTACTAACCAATCATCGTAATTCATAATTTAAATTTGTTTGCTAATTTTAATATTTCTTTTTTGTCTTCTTTTTGATTATATGCTTCTTGTTTTAAAAGCCAATATAAATAATCCGAATTTTTTTCTGATATTTTTATTTGTATCATATATCAAATATTACAGTCATTAATATTCTGCCAATAAAATAACTCGGTATAATTATTAGCATTACTTTTTCTAGCTTTTTAAAGCTCTTTCCTAATTTTGCAGCTTTGCTTAGTTCTTTCATTATTCCCTAATTAAAATTAAATCTAACTCATCAGCAACATAGTTGATATGCTTCTGTGTAGTTTGTGACCAATATCCTAATTGGATTAAATCGTTTGATTCGATTGTAGCAACGTGAGTATTATAACTCCACACTTGGTTTCCTCTGATTGATAAATTTTGTTTGTACTTTTCTAAATGTCTCATTTTATTGGATTTTAAATATTACCTTAATTAGTAATATGATATAAATATAAAACTAATTTACGTTATAAACAAATAATTTAATAACTTTATTTAATGAAGTGTATATCTACCGAAGTTGGGTCTGCTTAAAATAGAGTAAGTCGCATAACGACAGGGGTCAATAATATGATTATGCTTGTCTTCTGGAATATTAACCAACATACCTGTTTTATCTTCCCTCCACTTATAGTTTCTAAATTCACTAATAGCATTATTTGATGATGACAGTATGTGTATCTTATATCTCTTTAATAAATCAATACCTGCGTTTACTGAATCTTTACCTTTGATACTAGGGAATATATTATGCCCCATTCTTCTTAACTCTCCTATGAGCCGAGGTTCAGCCGAGTCAGCGTATATAGGGTTGTTTAAGAGCTTTTCTTCTTTTAAAAAGGTATTTATATCATTAGTGGTCATTTGCGTTCTATACAGGTGTTCTTTGATATATAGATTATGATTATCAATATAAACAGAAACTAAAGTAGTTGGGTCATTTGTGTAACCAAAATCCATTCCGTATGCTATTAAGTTTGCATCAACAGGGATTTGATTTACCTCAACGTAACTAAATATTGTGCTTCTACTAGCTGACCTTTCTCCTAATCCATAAACTTCCCAATATTGCTCATCGGTGTCTTTCAGCCTTTCTATTTCTTTTATAATAGAATCTTCAACAAATGGATTATCTAAATAAGTAGTCTTAAAAAAAGCACAATCTTCTCTAGGTATTACTTTGTCATATATCCAGTGATACTCATCAGATGGATTGTAATCCAGTATTATCTTGTCTTGAGTTCTGAATACTAATTGTTGCCAATCTTCAAAATATAATTCATTCGCTTCATTGATGAATAGTAAATCCCTTTTCCTTCCTCTAATTTTTTGTGGTTGGTCTAAAGATATAAACTCAATCAAGTTATCAAACAAGTGATATTCAGAGTTTGATTTATTATGAAACTTCTCACTATAAACTTTATGTTGCTGTAATATAGATATAAAATCCCTTAGAACTGTAGCTCTTAAACTTGGAAAAGTTTTTCGACAGATAGTTACTATCTTTCCATTATTGTTTGTGCAATATTGAAATATAATCCAAAGAATGATATTGTATGTTTTGCCTGACCTTGTGCCACCTTGCTCAACTACAATCTTTTTTTTATTATCTAATAAATGCTCATAGACAATATTAGTCTCTATCTCTATCTCTTCCAATTATTTTTATTTGAAAGTTAGTGGGCATACCTTCTGCTCCTGTTATCTCTTGACGTTCTACATACCCTCTATTTTTGCCTTTTGTTTTTAGGTAAAATATTGTAGCTGCTGTACTATTATAATCTCTTATCTGTTTATGTAAATGACTTTCTGCGAAGTCTAAAGCTATGTTTTCAATATCTCTTACCTCAGCTTCAAAATCCTTATCTTCTCTCATCCATTTATAGAATGTGCTTCTAGGTATATCAGCTTTCTTACAAGCTACTGTTACTATTCCTAAACTTTTTTCTAATGCCTTTAGCATTGATTCCTTTTTTATGTGTCTACTTTTGTCCATATTATTTATCAAATCCCTTTAGTGGGTAAAAGATTAAACTGTTTCTGTATGCGTTTTCGTTATGTTGAATTATCTTAGTTACTCCGTGAATATTATACCAAGCAGGATATACTAAAATACTATTATCAGCTTGTTCAAATGTATGATTAAAATCTGGAACACATAAAGCACCCCCTTCTGTGTCTTTTCTTTTGGTTAATATTACGTTTACTGTATTCTTTAAGTTTCCTCTATCTTGGTGGAATGGTGCTGCTATATTATAATTAGATATACTACTTGTGAATAGCTTTCCAAACCTGTATTTTGGTAGTGTCGTTTCTTCTATTAGTTTTTTCTGTGATGCGTATTGTTCAGGCATATATTTTTCTATCAGTTTTTCAGACTCTTGACAAGCTAATAACATTGCTTTAATAAATGTCTTTGCCTTTGTGTTTGTATGAACTGCTGAAACCGAGTTGTAAGGTCTTCTAAGGTGTGCTTTTGCTAGAACACCACCTAATATAGTTGACATCTGTACGGTGCTTCTTGCCTTAGCTTCGGCTCTTGAAATTCCATATTTCTGTTGCATCTTATAGACATCTGCCCTTTCTAATAATGACTTTGGAACATTCTTACTTAAGAACTCTTTATTGGCTATTGTAATGTATTGCTTTAATTTGTCTGGTAAGTCGGTTAAGTAAAACCCAATAATCTTTTCGTTGTATTCTAATAAGCAACTTTCTGTTACTGTAGGTGGAACAAAATCACATCTCTTACCTATTTTTATATCGTGTTCAATTAATTTTAATTTTAATGTTTTCATTTTGCATTATTATTTAATCTTAATTCTAAATATTTGCTTTTCCTATGTGGGTTTATTTTTATTAAATTAGGATATTTCTTACATAAATATAAAGAAGATTTATTTTGTTCTTCTTCTGTTCTATTATCTACCATTCCTCCTGCACCAGTATAGTAAGTGGTTTTTGTTGCAATCATATTTAATCTCACAACTTTACCAAACTTAATAAAGTGCTTAATCGTTCTTTCATAATCTTCTTTCTCTTCTAAAATTAAAGATAAAGATATATCATTATCTATTATTATACCAAAACAAGCACCAACGCATAATTTTAAATTAGTTGATATTTTATTATCCATAAAAAAATGATTATCAACTGCACCTACTCCAAATAATTTTGTTTTATTTTTCAGGCATTCATTAAAACCTATACGAATTACAGAATCCAAATCAGTTAATACTTCGGTTTTTTTTCCTTTTTTAATTTTTAAACTATCAATATCATCGTCAAATTGCATAATAAAATCCCCTTGATTATAAAAAGTTTGTATAAAATTTCTTTGCTTATGTAATAATTTAACTCCAATAAAAATATTAATACCTATTTCTTTTAAATATTTATAATCTTCATACTCTTTTTTATTAGCTACAAATACATCTATTATTTTTGTATCTATCTTACAAACATCAATCAAATAATTTAATGTTCTTTTCCTAATTGCTTCTGGTCTTTTATAAGAGGGTACTGCTATTCTATATTTCATCTTTTTTTAAATAAAAATTATTATTATTTTTAAGAGTTTTGCTAGTGTTTTCAAACCATCCTCCTGTTACATAATTTTCAAAATAAAAATCATTCTTATTATAATTTTTCCAATTATTGTTTCTCCATTTTGTATATATTAAATTTGTTTCTGGTTTATATTTTGGTAAAATCTTTTTAAAAATTTTAGAAACATATCTCGGACCTGTTGTTTGTAAAACAAATCTACCTTTCCAATTATCATAAATTTTATTAGATGCTTTTATATTATAATTTGGCTCACATAAATCCATTAATATTTCAAACAATTTAAACTTTTTTACTGCTCCAAAAAAATCGTTTTGTATTATTTCATTATGTTTAGGTATAAATTTTTTTAAACTATAACCGATAAATTTTTTATCTAATAAATCATCTAAACTTTTTAAATTAATTAAATCTAAATCAGCATAAAACCCACCATAAATATATAAAACAGCAAACCTCATAAAATCTATCCTTTGAACATCATATCTCATATTTATATAGAAATCATAATATTTAGGTAATTCTTTTTTTATTAATTTTTCTGAACTTTTTTTATTCCAAAGTATATGTTTGTATTTAGGGTTATGAATTTTTATTTCTTTTACACTTTTATTATAAATAGCAATATCATCTATTTTTTTATTATATAAATCAAAATATATTTGATGTATTATTTTAGGAATCATATTTTTTCATTGCTTTATAAAATAAATCAGGCATATTTACATCTTTATTTTTTAGGCTTTCGTAAAGTTCTTTGATAGGTTCAAATCCCTTTGCAGGAAACTCAAGTATTATAGACTTTTTAGTTTGGTCATATAAACTATCTATTTGTTCTTCTAAATCTATTTCATCTAAAACACTATAATCAATCTCTTCTTCAGGCTGCCAAACATCAATTCCCCAGTCTTTTAATTCTGCTGTGTCCCAACCATTAGCAAGTATATCCCAATCCCATTCTCCAAATCCTACATTGTCTTTTATCACAAATTGTTGTAGTTGTTTTTCTGTTAGGTTTTCAGCCTTAATTATATACACTTCTTTCAGCCCTATTTGTTGACAAGCCTTGTATCGCATATTACCTCCAAGTATAATATTTTTTTCATCAACTACAATTGGTCTGAGTTTTAACATCTCTGGAAACTCTATAATTGATTTAACTAATTTTTTGAATTTATCATCTCTAATCAATCTAGGATTATTAGGGTTTGATGATATTTGATTTATTTTAACTTTCTGTATCATAATTATATAACGTATTATTTATTAAGTTTTTGCTTCCATACCCAACTTTTTTTGAGTGCGTCTATTTTTTCTCTAACATCTTCCTGTCTATGTTTAGGTAAAGATGTGATGTCTTTTATTAATGGATTGTTTAATTGTTCTGCAAGAGTCAAGTATTTTTTTTCCATATTATTATACTTGTTTTCTAAATAATGAACTTTGTCAATTTCATCATAATTTAGATGGCTCTTAAAAATAAACATATTTTCTATCTCATCTAGTTTTTTATTGTCTTTTTTATATATAGGGTACATCTTAACTAAGTGAATACAAGTAGCGTGGTCCATATCTTTTCCTTTTGACTTAAAGAAGTTTGCAATATTAGTCCATCGCATTAGTAATTTTTCCCTTAATAAAAAACATAATAAAGCTCTATACTCTACGTGCTTCCTTTTCCTAGTGTTTTCAAATATATTGAACCCTGCTATTTTGACGATGTTATCGCCAATATCTTCTGGTCTGTTTGACTCCATTTTTTTTATATTGTTTTGATTAAATCAGCAACTGTTTTCCAGTCTTGAGTTGTGCTATTATTTTTATTTTTATATAACTCACGAAAAGAATTTAGAGCATCTTCAATTCTTTGTTTCTTTGTTTTATTATTATTCTTAAATTTTATAGGCAATCTGTCTGTCAAATCCCACTCTATAACATTCCTGCCTGTAACACTACATTTTTTTATACCTTTTTCATAAATAACTCCTAAATCTCTTAATTCGGTAAATCTTGAACTTACTCCAAAGACTCCAAATGTAGTTTTAGCGTTTCTTATAGCTTCTGAAGATGTACAAGGAGCTGATGTATATAAAGACTCATAAACCTCTAATCTTCTTTTTGAGAGTAAGCCTTCTGATTTGATTTGTTTATAGCAATCTATTGATGTTTGTCTTATGTTCATTCTGTCCTTAGTTTTAATAAATGGTAACATTCAACATACTTTTGCCTAGCTTTACCTTTATATTCTTTAATAAATAATTCGTATAGTTTTCTTGTGTATTGATATTTAGTTTGACATTCTGAGTAATATTTTTCTGCAAACCTTTTACCTTTACCCATAAAGTAGTTGACATTGTCTGCTCCATCTCCTGCGATACATTGCTCGTAAAAGTTATACATCGCTTCATCTTCTGATATATCTAAAATCACTTGATGTTTGTAGTGATAATTATACATTAAACAAGGGAACTGCTTATAATCTTTATCTATAGAAACTATCATTACATTATCCCTACCGATGTCTTTAGCTAAATTATACCAATACCTAGCCACTAAGTCATCAGTTTCTACACCGAACCCATATATACTATCGTATTGATGTTTAACGTAATCGTGCATCTCGTGTAATAATGGAGGTAGCTCTGCTTTTTTTCTATTAGCTTTATACGTTGGTGTTATTAGTTTTCTAAAATTACCTTTACTCCCATTAAATGTTATGACTTTTTCTATATTGTATATCTCTTCTAGTCTATTTACGATAGCCATATATTGCTCATCAAACTTATTTCTAGCATCAGCTATGTCAGAAAAATATCTTTCATCGTCAGGTGTCTCTCTTTTTTTATAACAACTAGCGAACACTAAGCTATCTGCATCTACTAATAATATCATTCTGTTATTTCTTTACGGATTATTTGCCCTTCTAAATCAACGATTATATAATTATGTTCTCGTAAAAGTTCAATCGCTTTATTAATTTCTTTTGCTTTTTGACGATAATGGTCAAATATTTCGCTTTCAAATGCGTTTGGTTTTATGTTCATATTAAATCTTTTAATGGTAATAATATTCCTTGACTTGTATTATTATCTCCACCCTTGACATCTCTATTAGTGCCTAGATGTTTTCTACATAAATCTTTTAATTCTTTAGTAGATATTAGAATTATTTTGTGATTACTTAGTATGTATGCATACCATTCAGATTGTGTGGTTATTATACCACTATCTTTTCCTCTGCTATTATATTCAACAAATATATTTCCAGTATGTCCTGCGATATAATCTGTTTTCACTTCTATCTTAGTGTCGTTTAATATTTTTCCTAAATGTTTTTCACCCAATTGACCGAGCTTCAAATCATATTTAAAGTCTGAATTATAATTCATCTAGTTCTTTTTTTATCATATCTAAATACATTTTCTGCATTTTTTTATTTTCTTTAACAACTTGATTGATTATAAATGGAAGGTCTTTAAATAATTGGTCAGTGTTATATACTAGCCATTTTTCATCTTCTCCAACATTACCGTAACCGAAGTGCATTTCTCCATCCTGACAATACAAATGATTTGTTTCGTGTATGTAAGTATTTCTTTTAGCTTCAAATAATTCTTTTTCTAGTTCTTTTATTCTGTCTTTTAAATCTAATTTTTTTAAATCCATCTTGTTATTATTAGTGTTAAAATTAATCCTATAAATGCTATCGCTATGACTTTAATACTTTCTGTGTATTGTTTGTCTGACCTACCTTGCCTTGACCTATATTGTCTTTGTTTTTTCAAAACTCACATTCTTGGTCATCTGCATAATCAATAGCTTGTTGATACGCTTCATAGT